CAGACTTAACTATGCATATAATACTATTTATCTTTAATTTGATCTTAGTATCTGGACTAACGGTAAACATATAAGGCGCTAACGCCATGCCGTTTTGAGCGGCAACAAGTATGTAAGGCTTTGCCAATGTAACATTTTCGTCGGTTTCTGAATCTAATCTTGCGATCATTTCTTCACCAGAGGAAAGTTTAATGCTTACTACATCACCTACTTGGTATTGTGTTTCTATTAACATATATTATCCTGTTGATTCACCAGTTCCATTAAAACCAGTATCTTCAATGTATTTTAGAAACTGATCATATCCACCAACTACTTTACCATATATCTTAATTTGTGGAAATGTTCTAGCTTCAGGGAAGTTTTCGAAAACTTGTTCCCTATTAAAATCTTCGCCTAATTGTTTATAGACGAATTTAAATTTTCTTGATTCACATAATCTTTTTGCGGCGTCACAATAACCACATTGTGGCTTACCCCATATCTCTATCATTATAAACTCATTCCTTCAAATGTATCTTCACCTACATCTTTTTTAACACCACCAATAACATAACTACTAATTTCAGTTTCTTGTGGTGCTACTTGAACTTCTGCACCAGCTATCCATTTCTGTGTCCATGGTAAAGGATTTGCCTGTGGAACACTATATGGACATTTCATGCCTAATGCTGTCATACGTTTAGCACATATCCATTCAATATAGTCTTGTAATAGTTTTGCATTAAGACCAATCATTGATCCATCTTTAAATAAATATTCTGCCCATGCTTTTTCTTGATCTACTGCATCAATAAACATTTGTGTAACTTCATCTTTACATTCTATTCTAATCTTTTCAAAGTCTGGGTCTTCTTTTGGTAATACTTTTGTTAATGCATACTGTGTACTTGCAAGGTGAACATTTTCATCACGTGCAATAAATTTAATAATCTTTGCATTACCTTCCATCTTCTTAAGCTCAGCAAACGCCCAGCTACAAGCAAATGAAACATAGAATCTAACACCTTCTAAAATATTAACACTATTCAATGTTAACCATATTTTCTTTTTTAAATCATACAAATCAACATTAACTTCTTTGCCATTGACTGTATGTTTTCCTACGCCTAACAAATTGTAATAACTTGTTAGTTCAATTAATTCGTCATAGTATTTAGAAATGTCGTCTGCACAATCAACAATTTCTTTGCTGTCAGTTAACTCATCAAATATTTTAGTAGGATTAGCATATACGTTTCTAATAATATGTGTATAACTTCTACTGTGAATTGTTTCTGAGAATGTCCAAGTAATAATCCAATTTTCTAATTCTGGTAAACTTACTATAGGACTAAATGCTTCATTAGGTGCTCTACCCTGAACACTATCAAGTAAGATTTGACGTTTTAGATTACTTGTAAAAATATGTTGTTCATGCTCTGTAAGATCCTTAAAATCTTTTGCATCTTTACTTACATCAACTTCTTCAGGTCTCCAAAAGAAACCTAATTGTTTATCAGTTAGTTTATCAAACTGTTTATATTTTAAAGTATCGTATCTTTGAAATCCTAAATCACCATCTAAAAAAGCATTTGCTTCTGTGTGGTATTTTTCATTCTTAATATTAATAACGCCCATTTTTTTTCCTTTACTAAATTACGCAACTTTCACAATAGTCGTCGTACTGTTCATCTGATTCAAAGTCTTGTCGATCTTTAAGTGGTTTGTTTTTAAATTCAATCTCACCCTGACCATCGTATGTATTAAAGTAATACAACTGTTTGCCACCGTACTTGTAAAACATTACAAGATGTTGTAGCATTGTACTCATTGGAATTTTCTCATCTGGAAAAAACTCCGGATTATAACTTGTATTTACACTAATCCCTTGATCAATGTACTTTTGTAATACAGCCATAATCTTTAGATAACCTTCTGGACTCTTTTGTGCCCATAACAAGTCATATTTATTCTTTAACCTTGCAAATCCTGGTACAACTTGTTTCAAAACACCATGTTTAGATTGTTTTACACTTACGAATGCACGTGGAGGTTCAATTCCGTTAGTACTATTGCTTATTTGTGCTGATGTTTCAGCAGGCATAAGAGCCATTAACGTACTGTTACGGATACCTGTATTTTTTAGTCTTTCACGTAAATCTTCCCAAGGCATACGTTCTTTATGAGGTACTAATTCATCTACTTCTTTTTTGTACGTCATATTAGGCGTTATGCCATCACCGTATTTTGTTTCACCAGTTCCAGTTATTGGACCATACTCTTCTGCAAGTTCTACACTTGCTTCTATTAAGTAATAACTCCAAGCCTCTGCCCATTCGTCAACTTTAGCAAGTCCACGTTTGCCAATGTTTTGATATGTTAAATCATTTTTTGCTAACCAATAAGCAAAGTTAATAATTCCAATGCCCAGTGGTCTACGTTTCATTGTACTTAATTCTGCCGCTAAAACTGGATACTGTTGATAATCTAATAATGCATCAAGTCCACGTACTGCTAGTCTACATACTTTTTTAAATTTAGCAGGTTCACTAATGTTTCCCCAATTGATTGCACTTAACGTACATAAGCTAATTTCGCCTTCTTTGTCTCTAACACTATACAAAGGTTTAGTTGGTAAATTAATTTCACAACATAAATTACTTTGTTTAATTGGTGCTAGTTCAGGCTTGAATGCACCATGCGAATTAGCATGATCAACATTCATTAAATAAACTCTTCCTGTATTTTTACGTTCTTCCATAAACATTCCAAATAATTCAGATGCTTTAAGAACTTTTTTTCTAATATTGTTTTTCTTTTCTGCTTTCTCATACAACTCTTTAAACTTATCTTGATCTTGAAAAAATGCTTCGTATAAACCTGGAACATCTGCAGGTGAGAATAAAGTTATATCTTTGTTTGTAAGTAATCTTTCGTACATTGTTTTATTAAACTGTACACCATAATCCATATGACGTACTCTATTATCTTCTGTACCTTTGTTATTCTTCAGTACTAGTAAGTCTTCAACTTCTAAATGCCAAATAGGATAATATAATGTTGCCGCTCCACCACGTACTCCACCTTGACTACATGATTTTACTGAACTTTGAAATAGTTTATAAAACGGAATAACACCTGTATGTGTAGCATCACCATTTCTAATTTTTGATCCAATAGCACGAATAGAACCTGCACCAATACCAATACCTGCTTTTTGTGAAACGTATTTTACAATAGCAGATGATGTAGCATTAATACTATCTAAATCATCATCAGTTTCTACTAGAACGCAAGAAGAGAATTGTCTTTGAGGTGTACGTACTCCTGCCATAACAGGTGTAGGCAAACTAATATCAAACTGACTAGTGGCATCGTAATAATCTTTTACCCACTTCATTCTTTCTTCTTTAGGATATTGACTAAACAATGTAGCCGCAATCATCATATAACAAACTTGTGGTGTTTCAAATATTTCACCAGACGCTCTATTTTGTACTAGATACTTTCCACGAAACTGTTCCATGGCCGCATATGTCATATCTTCATCACGTTCATGCTTAATAAAATCTTCCATTTGATTAATTTCATCTTCGTTATAAATGGAGAAAAATTCTTTGTCGTATAGACCACGTTCTACATTTTTACGAGCTATCTCTCGTAAATGAGGTGGTTCAAAACTATCATAAACTTGTTTACGTAAATGATAGTTAATAAGTCTACCAGCTACCCATTGATAGTTTGGTGTTTCTTCTGATATTAAATCAGCCGCCGCTTTGATTAATGTTTCTTGTATATCTGCACTTTCAATTCCATCATAAAATTGTAAGTGACTTTTAATTTCTACTTCACTAGCACTAACACCTGTAATATTTTCACAAGCATAAAATACAACCTTGTGCATTTTTTCAAGATCTAGTTCCTCGTTTGTTCCATCTCGTTTATTGATTATTATATTCATTTTGTCCGTTTTCCCAAATAGTTCTTTGTATTTACTCAAGTAGTTTTATAGATAACTATTTGCTTAATGTACTCACATCAATGTCTTTTAATACTTCAACTTCTTCTATGATGTTAGTGGTATCTATTATATTGTAAGTATAGTTTAAAATGTACTTGTTGTCAACTAAAACTATTAACTTTATATTATTTTTTTCCACATTTTGTACTAGCAATAATCTACAAGCAATGTTACTATAGTGTAACGTGTATGCCATACCTAACGCAATAAGATTTTCATCGTAATCATTCTGATGTAGCATTTCCCAAGGTGTACTCCATGTTGATTCATCATATGGATCAACTTTTCTTACACCAACTGGTGTTGTATTCCAAAAATCTAAAACAACCTGTAATTGTTCTAATATATTGGATAATCCACAAATCCGTTTTCTTAATTCACGCCACTTTTGAATTCTTTGTCTAGGAGGCAATTGCCATACTTCGTCCATTTATTTAAAATGATTTTTGTACGTATTTAAATGTGTGTACTGCGTCAAGATCTGTAGTATCAAACATTAAACTAAACTTGTCTGTACTATTATGAGAGAGGCTAAAGACTAACGGCATTGCGCCATTACTTATATCAAATTCGTCTTTAAATGAGCTTGTGGTAGGAACACCAGAACTATCATCAATTAAAATTGATAACTGTCCGTGTCTTGAAGCTGACGTTGTTTTTAAACTATAATCGATAGTAATTTTATCTTTGTTAGCACAAATAAATTCAATTCCGGATTCTTTAGGTCCTGCAGAGTCTGCTGTTGCTTTTGTTAAACTTTGAGACTGTACTGGATTTGGAAATGCTTCTGCATGAAAGCCAACTTCTTTATTATAGTAAAGTTCAAATACTGTACTACCTGTTGGAGTTGACGATAAGCCATGCGAGAATGATGCAACTGCATCTTTGAATGTTATGTTATTACCTGTTATAGAAATATTATCACTTGCTGGGTTTACTGTAATTCCGTATGTATAATCGTCTAAATTATCAATTAAATCTAAATCAATAGGATCACCATTTGCTGAAGTAAATTCTACTTTAGCCGTTGTTCCATTACTGTTACTAACTTGGCAAGTTCCATTTACTGTAGCTTGTCCAATGAATAGTCTTTGAATATCTTGTGCAAGTCCAAATTCGCCGGGTAGTAGCTTTGGCAAATCTGCCAAGTTACCTTTTCTAACTGTCATTCTAGCTGTCGTTGTTGTCATTGTTTATTCCTTAATATAATGTATTTATCTATTATAGATTATAAAACTGTTCTAAACGTTGAGCCCATTTAAGTTCCCATTCGCTAAATTCTGTAGTGTCTACCTCAAACAACTGAAACTCACCTGCTCTACTACACATAAAAACTGCTATGTTAGTTATGTCTGTTCCATACATTTCATTATGAGCTCCTGCATAGGCCGCACCTTGCATAAAGTAGTCATCAATCCATGCTCTTTTTTTAGGTTTGTTAGTCTGCTTAAAGTCCATAATAGTAGGTTTGCCTTTATATATTCCTACTAGATCCGTTGTTCCTGCATACAGCTCTTTTGCTACAAGCATAACTTCTGATCCCCATACTTCGCTGATGTCTGGTTGTATATTATCAATTACAACCTGTGCCATACCTTTTGCTTGTTTATGAACTACATTATTTCCTGGATTATATTCTTCATTTTTAAACCATTTTTCTAATATATTATGCATTACAGATCCAACATTAGATGCTTCAGTTACAATACGTTGTGCTTCTACATCACCTACACGTTTTTTCCATTTAGCAAGTCCAGCTCTTTTTTCTGGTGCCTGTGTTGCACTTAAAATAGTGGTCACACTAGGAACAGGATCGCCCCAAGGATTTTCATAAAGACGTTTACCGTCTACTGAAGTTCTCTTTAGTTCTTTATAATCATAAGGGGATTTTATTTTTAACATACTCATAGTATACTTACCTTCTATAGAAATGTCAATGAATTATTTAAGATTTTTTTGATTACCAGTATACATACCATTTAAAAGTTTTGCTGGTATTGGTGTTAGTTAGTCTTTCTACTTTGTATCCTAGGTTTTGGAAATATTTAATTACTTGTTCCATTTGATTTGTTAGTCCACGATCATTAGCAGTACCTTGCCAAATGTTAAAATAATCAACACTTGTAGGATTAGATATGCTATACACACCTGCTACAAATCCAAGAGCTGTATTTGCAGTACCTGCTCCTATCTCATACGACCAAGTCGAACCCTGTGGCTCAGTTATAGTAAGTACCAAATAATTACTATCTTTTGAAGCAGTTAACCCTGCAACACCTGCATCGTTAATGTCTGCTACTATTGCATTTAATGATGTTCCTGTAGTGCCTAATGTTATTGTATTGTTATCAAAAATTAAAGTGTCGCCTATAGTTATTGTTGGATTTATTGAAGTTCCTATTTTTTGTACACTTGGCGATGATTCAGTCATTGTTGTGATATCATCAACATATGATTCAAAATTACCTACTGCACTTTCTG